GCTATACTCGTCAATCCCGCATCAGAGGCTTGGTAGGAACCCGATGCCTGTGCGCCTATCGTAGTCCTTACGGCAGCAGCGTCTGCGTCATCGAGGATGCTCCGAGCAAAGGCCGATAGATCTGCCACCGCATAGGTGTCGGACCCGCTCGTATAGATCATCTTATTAGCGGCGGTAGTCAGGCCAGAGATACTGTTAAGGCCAGCATCATAGGCTTGCACGTTGGTGCCGATTACAAGGCCAAGATTAGTCCTCGCATCGGCCGCACTGGAGGCACCCGTTCCACCATGCGCTACTGCTACGTCCGTAGCTGCCCATGTGCCTGTCCCAATCGTTCCTACCGTAACAAGGTTTGCTAACGAAGTAAGGTTCGTGTTAGTGCCAGCCAGACTGACCACGCCCGTGTCTGCCATCGTAGCATCGCCGGACATCACATTATCAATCCACTTCGATGTTCCAGTATCGTATAGCAGCATACTGCCATCCGCTGGAGAAGTGAGATTTATATCACCTAACTCACTTAGCGTATCCGTGGGGTCTTTATCGGGAAACGATGCAAGGAAGAAGTTGATCTTGCCCGTAGACGCATGGTCTTCAACTACAACACCAACTACCTGTACTAAGTTGCCGCCCGTAGGACGGGTAAACGTATATCCTCCAGCACTGGTATCCAGATATACAGGATCACCCACCGCTGCGGAAGAGGTGTTTATCCCCGTGCGCTGAACAAACAAGGCAGCAGTACCTGCGTTGTTATTGGAGATATCAGCTTCTATACAGGCTTGTGCGAAGTAAGTGGTAGCAGTATTCGACGTGGATATCGCCTTAATAGCATTTGGGAAAGTCTCGCCACTAACAGTTGTCGAGTCCTTCAAGTAGACAAGCGTCCCTGCTGTTAGCGTAGATCCAGTGCTGTTATAAACCTGAAGACGAACACCTAACAATCCCGTATCGGCACGTAGGTCCGAAGGCTCAAGGCCATTCGCTTGGATGTTAGTCGTGTCAAGGCCGGTAGTATTAAGTAGCGTCCTGACCTTTTGAAAAGGCACCAGCACATCATCCCAGCTATGCGCCTTAACATTATTAACCCCGGTTTCTAGGAATGCAGCACCATAATCTAGCGTTGGCATTATCGTCTATCCTCAGTGTAACCCATAAGTGTCCATGAGTTGATTTGCACAGGAGCCTCTACTGCTCCTTCATCATACAGTTCCAATTCAAACTTCTTGCCTAAGACTCCAATACCGGCACGTTGCGTGATAAACTCACCAGAGTTCCACATACCGCCATCACCCCAGCGACCAACCGAAGCATCATCAGTCCATAGGTTAAGACCTCTGGCGATATCGATGTCGGTTGTGCTTACACCACCATCTCCAATGCACCGCGCCTTTAGTGTGAAGTTACCTTCCTGAGTAGCTCTTATATTGATCTGGCGAAGGCTCTTAGTATTCTCCCGCACCCCATCTCTATAGCCATCATAGCCATCCCGATAGACATACATTGGTATCAGCGTCGATGTCTCATCTTTAGAGGTAGAGTCGGCATCCATCTCATAGACTTTGCCATCTCTAGCGCAGAATGCCCTGCGTTGCCCTGTGGTGCTGGGAACACCAGAAGAGCTTACCTGACAAGAGAAAAGAGTAGTGCAGGGGAAGACATTGCTATTCAGATTCTCATTGTTCCGTATACGCCACATCGGGTACGCATTTTCTTGTCCCTGAGAGAAAGCGATAGCTGAGTCCAGGTTGAGGCACAGCAACATACTGTTCTCTGTCTTGCCCTTGCCTGATACTGCAAAGCGAATCTCGTTATACTCAGGCACCCACACCCCTTCGACGTTGGCGAAATAGTCTGTAGCAAGACCGTCCAGACCTTGATAGTCGATACCCCTAACGAGATTGCGGATAGGATCATACAGCGGCAGCAGCGAGGGCATCGCATTACCAGACTGCACAACCATCATCGGACCCTCTTCACTCCAGAAGAATCCATAGTTCTGAAGGCTGTTGCCTCTTCCCCGGCTAGCAACTACAAAGCTCTGGAAGTTAATGGGCCCAATCTGATCGGAGATATTATCATGGTCCCAATCGCGGGGTGAAGCGGTGCCGAGGTAATAGGCCCGTGTGAACGTGCGGCCCCCGACGATCAGGAACGGTCCTAAAACCCCGGCACCTTTAATCTCCTCGCCATAAGTATTCGTAATACGAACGGCAAGGTCAGCATCCCAATCTGATGAGTCTCTAACACCAGAGGGATAGAAGTAGGAGGGATAAGACGCATTCCCGAAGGCAATCAATCGATTGGCATAGACCACGCCAAACTTGCTGGTATTCACATCCGATGATCCCGGCGTAGCAACCGTGCCACTATGATCTACCGTGCGGATGGTGTGTGAGTCAAAGACGTGCATCTTGTCAGCAAACATCAGTGCTTGTGGCCTATTCGTTCCAGCAAAAGCCACATCCGAACCACCTGACTGAAGTACTGCCCACGACCCACTATTATACTTGTAGGCTTTTACATTAGCCCCTTCATCTTGGAATACATACAAGGCTTGAGTGCCGTTATTAAACTGAGCATCAAGGCCAGCTACTGTATCACCAGTGGATACAGTTCCAGAGGTAAGGAGCTTAATGCCTTTATCCTTCGTCAAAGCACCGAGGATAGAGACATGGACATTCTGTAGATTGCGATAACGAGGCACACTCTCGCTAACATCCTGACGGATACCACCGAGAATATTATCTTCGGGCCACGTAAAATGTCCACCACGACTAATCATTTTTTCTTAGGTGGTCTTCCCCGTCGCTTGGGCGCTGGCTTTTCTTTCTTATCAGGCTCTTTATTCCAAGGACGTGTAGGCAACACAGCTTCCGTAGCAAATGAAGGTGCTTCTCTAGGCATTAGTAGATTCCATAGTCTACGGGATACACTGATTCAAGACGCTGGTCCTGTCGTTTGGCTATCCATGCCAGTAAATCAAAGAGGACTCCCATGCGTCCCGGTGACCCGAAGTAAAGGGTTTGAAGTTCACTATATCTATTGCGATTCTTAATCGCCCCTTCCATTGCAGCACGAACAGATACCGCTGCGTGGTGGTCTTCAGGGACAGGACAAACCACCGCAAACTTACTTACGTCATCACCAGAGCTTGCTGGCGTTTCAGACCAGCTGCTTTCGACGGTGGCGGTGCGAGTAGATCCATCATAATCCGTAATCTTCTTATACTGACCAATGCCAGCCCCTTCAATGATCCGAACCTCCATACCATTATAGAAGTCATCACGACGATCTATAATGCCATAGCTGCTGGCATAATTGGGACTGCCATCAAAAAACTGAATTGTATCCGCACCAGCACCAGCAACAAAGCCCTCCACCATATTCCCATAGGATGGGACATACCAGATCCTCACCGCATCAGCTTCCGCTGCCTGTGGCGTGGGTTCGATACGTATCTTGCTACCCTCCATCATAAAGGAGTAGTAGGGGTGGATATTGATAACTGATCCTGAGTCTTGATAAGAGAAATAATCCCGCAGATGGGCGGCCGGTAGTGGGCCATTCTCTGGATTATTCATGTTACTGGAGAGGTTTTCTCCCATGACAATCCTCGACCCCAACCGTGCATTGATCGGCAACGCATAGGTTTCCTGATCAGCGACAAGGCTTATCGTTGCTGTCTCCACAAAGAAGCTCGGGTCTTCCTCAACGATCTTCCGACATATTTCCTGTTGGGCTGAGTGAAGGCGCGTCATGATCTCAGCGCCAGAGAAAAAACCATCCAGTGCATCCAGATGATTCTTGAAGTCGGTGACCATCTCAGAAGGAATCATAGCACATGCTCTATTGCGGGTCGGTAATCTTCTTTGGGTCTATTGGCAGAGCCAAAGTCTTCGCTGGCTTGAGCCTTTAATGGCTTAGCGATTTCCTTGGCGATATCTTCAACATCTGCTTCAAAGTCTTTGGTTATCGTGTCTTGAGCTTTATCTTGCTCGGCTAGCATCTCATCAATCACGGTATCTGCACCACGACGATGGTGATCTGACATAGCCAGCGTCCGAAGAACCCTATCGTCCAAAGGCCGGTATTCATTCGCTGGACCTTTTACCGTCATGATGTGCGCCTCAATCTCATAGAGCCTGTTGTCCGATGGAATCAAGCGGGTTATCATCCACCGCTCTTTGTGAGCATTCCACCGCGCATTGAGCTTCTTATCGTAGCGTTGCAGCTTTTCTAAAAAACCTCTATCTGGTATATACATGGGGGCCTTTTGTAAGTATGGGGGATGGAGCCGCCTCGACCCCACCCCCCATAGGATTTAACGGGTCAGGTCTTTAATGACACCGTTGTTGCCGGGGTCCGTGCAACCCATGTTGCCGTACTTGAATAGCGTGGCATCATAGTATGCATAGCCCTGTTGACGATGGAGGACATCGCCATCTTCGTCATCGAAGTCGAAGTCGCTAAGCTCGTAGAAGCCCAGCGTATCTTCGTCCAAGAGATACAGGACATCATCATCAGTATTAGTAGTGTTGCTCTGAACATGACAATCCCTGTCGAAGACAATAGGAACACCGCCCCATTCAATAGCCGTAAAACCACCCTCAAACTTCTGCTGATCACCGGGAGTATAGCGGCGATTGGCAGTCATAAGATCGGCAATCTTGCGATACTGAATGCGGTTGGTGATACCGAAAGAGACAGTGCCTTCGCCCTGCTCTTCGATAGTCAGTAGCGCATCATCAAGAATATTAGCAGTGATGGCACGGTCAGTGCCGCCAGCAGCAAAAACCTGTGCTTTCCACTCTGGATACGTATTACGGCTAATATTCTGAAAAGTGCCAGTATCATTATTCACGATACCCTCAAGGCCCATGCGTTCATAGCGATTCGCTTCAGCCGTACCAGCAGCACGGGAACCCGTCCGAGTGACCCAATCAGTAGAGGCAATAGATGATATCGTAGCTGCTGCTACAGTAACAACAGCGCCACTAACACTATTAACCGTCAAAGCGGTATTTCGTGCGGCATGACTGCCAGAAGCATTCTGCCACACATCGATAACCATACCGGTCTTGACCTGATGAGTAGTCGAGTCCATAGTGATGGTATTCGCACTATTATCAGCCGATGCAATAGTCCCAAGACTGCCCTCGCCAGCACCAAAATGCTGACGGTTCATGTCATTGCGGAGATCGCGTTCGATACCTTCCATTTCCGAAGAAATGACACGGATGAACGAGCCTTCGTCATTCCGCGAAGCAGCAATAGCCTGATGCGTGATCCGAATAGTAGCGTAGTTGTACTTATACGGAATCTGGCATTCGACATACGTCTGCTGCTGCGGCGTGGGAAGCGCACCCTCATCCGCACGAGCGCCAATAGCCTGTGACGGACGGATGTTAATAGGAACAACTGCGGAGCGACCCGACACAGAGGTCAGGTCAGTGTTCGTCTGCAACCGCGAAGACAACACATTGCGGGTGTTGACTACCGATTGCAAACGCGGCAAGTAGAGATACTTCAATGCCGCATTAATATTGGTAAGATTACTAGCCATGAGTCACTTTCTCACTCACCGCCTAAAGCACCATTCGTCCCTTTTTTCATGAACTCTTTGACGGTCTTTGTAAAGTCACCGGCATTGAAATTCATAGCTTTGTCATTGGGATCACGAAGTCGTTTGTATATACTTTCAGCCGCCGAAGCATTGCCCTGCGACACCTGTTGAGGTGGAGCCTTGGCAACACTCTCTTGCTTTTCAGCCACATACTTCTTCCGATCTTCGTGCGCACTCTCTAGGCGATTGTTGTTTATTTGACGGAAGATTTGAGTGGCCCGATCAAGATTGAACTGCTGTCCCTGATTACGCCAACCATCCAACCCTCGCTGAGTGGTCATAGCTTTCAGAGACTCCCGCTCAAACTCATTAGTTACACCGGCATTATCCAGCAAAGCATTCACATGATCATCATACTGTTTGATTGTGTTGTCTTGCTGGGATGCGCCGACAACGCCTTTGACCGAGTTCAGATCGTGCTTAACCGCGCCTAACTCACGATTGAGTTCGTTCTGTATGACTTTCTGAACATTCTTCACGAACCACTCCATGCTGCTTCGATCCATCCCTTGGTTCTCTTGAGCTAGCTGCTCAACAAGGTCAGGCTCTTGCTGCTGGGGTTGTCCCTGTTGGTTGTTCTGTCCAGCCATCGTAGCTGCAACGGTCTGAGCTATTAACTGTTGCAACTGCGCTTGCTGCTGTTGAGGATTCGGCGTAGGCACCTCATCTGGAACATCCTCAATCTGAGGGGCTTGTTCCTCCGATGATTCCTCTGCTGGTTCCTCTGGTGCAGCTTGCGGTCTTTCAGTACCCGGCATGGGACGGACACCATTCTTCTCTGCCAACTCAGCGAGTTCGGCAAAGGTAGAGGCATCGATCTCTTCGGGTATAGGCATAGCGGCTTCGGGCTGCTGCGCTTCGACAGCGGCACCGTCCGTTACTTCGCTCATTCCCTATCTCCTACTGTTGGGGTTGGGGTCGCTGGCCCATCGCACCACTTTGGGCTATGCCCTCGGCGGCTTGATCGGGCGCACCTTTAGCAGCTTCAGCCGCTTGCATGGCTTTCTGCTGCTCTTGCTGTATCGCTTGCTGATGAACTTGCGCCCGTTGTATCAATGCTTGCTTCGGACCCTCGTCCATCTTTTCAAACTCGGAAGTAAGCATAAACTCCCGAATTACTTCATACTGAATCTGATGATTATCAACAGGAAGGATTGGGGGTAGGTCTTCCGCACTAGCCCCATCTCTTATCGCTGTCAGCACTCGACGTGCTTTCTTCGCATCTAAGACATACTCACCTTCAAAACCATCAATACCCAAGGCTTCTAAGACGCGGCCACGCACCTGTGGCTGGCGTATATCACCAAGGACTCCTATCTGTGCGGCCTTCATCACCTTCTGCTGATAGGCCACATCGGAGTAATCAGCGCCAATCCCAACCTTTATCGTCATATCTTCAGCGCGATAGACATCGGCGCCGCTGAAGTGAAAGCTGTCCGTTTCCTTATTCTCGCCTATCGTCCTGACCAAGCGAGGCTCAGTCCAGTATTTATGCACGATCTGGAGCTTGCGATGTTCATGCTCGGCAAGGCCAGCTCTCCATGCTTTTATCGCTGGACCGAAACGCTTGAATGCCTGTTCTTGAACAAGCTCTACCGCAGCGCCCGTTTCAAGTCCCGACCCACCGGGTGGAAGGCCACCCTGAAGTATCTCACGTGCGCCAGACACCTCATCCATATCGCGTAGCGTAGACTCTCGCTCTTGCAAGACCTGTGCAGATACCGGCACACCCTGCAACCTCTCGGGCTTAAAGCCTCCCGTGGTGTGCGGATTGTAGCGGATAATAAGGCCAGCGCGACCATCGACATGGCTAACCCCCGATCCTTCGGGAACCAGCCACTGGTTACTCACCATCTGCTTACGGTTCTGAACGATGTGGGAGTCTACGGCATTGATCCGCTTTTGCAGCGGGACCATATCACTGAATGGAGAGCCGCCCCAAAAGAGTCCCGGCATGTCCCTATACTTTATATGCGTATAGGGTAGCTTACCATCACATGAATCCAGATCACCCTTATAGAGCAGCTTGTTGGATGCGTAGATCAGCAAGCATCCATTCTTAAAACGGCTATCGGGAATATGTCTGAAGAATTTTACGAGAGCTTTATCCCTGTTATCAGAACTATTCTGCTGCGTTAGCTGACCATCCATCATCTGATGATCAAGGACACCAGACCAGTTCTCATACTCCAGCGATTCAGCTACGACATCCTTGGCTTTATTGCCGAACATATCCTTGATCTGATCGATGTCCATAGGATCAGATTCCATGACATAGCGGCATTCGTTAAAGGATCGGGTAGGTTGCGGATACCAGTTGAGCGGGTTGATCACCGCCTCTGTTAGATTGCCCACCGCATATTCATCATATACGGGGTAACCATCCTTATCTTTTTCCGCGACCTCATTGACCTCATAGCTTTCTTGGCCGAGCGCGTCATAGACAGGGACATCTACTGGCTCAAGAAAGGGCTGTTCAATGCAGTTGGGACATCTTTCGGGTGCTATCTCCACAGCCTCCTGATATCCACAGGTATAACACTGCATCTTCTCTTGCGTCACGCCCTTCTTATCCAGCCTCATGCGAGGCTGGCGCATCTTATCACCAGCTTTAGCATTCCAACCCGTGTAGAGAATGGCATTGCCCGAAAGGACGAGCCATCCAGCCGCAGGGATATGCAGGTTTAAATCAGTAGAGAGGCGATGGAACTCAGATTGCAAGATGTGCTGGGCGGTCCGTGCCGCCTCAACATCATCCTGATTACGGGTAGCGGGATTTACATTTGGAAGGATATTACCCGTAATAAATATGTCGACGATGCGGTCAAAGTTGCGCACCAAGTAGTTCGTCACTGGCGTTGGAATCCAATCGTCCAGTGTATGCCGATCAAAGCGATGGTTATATGGCAGATACTTGATCCACTGGTTGCCAGCCAGCATGTACAAGTTCTCTTTTATCGTCCGCTCTAACCCAGTTCTGGAACGAGCAAGGTACTGCCAGACATCTTCCCCAAAGCCAATAAGATCCTCTTCGCTCTTTGGAGCTTTATCCAGCGCAGCAACGGGAGATAGAGAAGAGTCTTTGTTGGAGTTCATTAGTAGGTCTTTTTCTTATTCTTCTTGACGAGTTCGCCATTAACCTTCTTAGCGTAAGCAGCAGCCTGTCGCTTACCCTTGTCATCATAGCTAAACTTCTTGACCTTTTTGGTCTTGGGATCTAATACGACAGGCATAATTATCCCCTAGCTGAACGCTTTCTGTTTACGGCTCGTTTGCCCTTTGCGCGGTTCCCGACCCTTACGAGACTCGGGACCTTTGCGCGTTTCTTTCGCTTGCGATCCAAATAGTCGTACTTTAGGGCCGGACGGATACTTTGTTGGTTTGCGGCCACGGGGCTTTCTCCGAGGAGGATTATCTGGAGCTAGCATAGTCTTTAGCTGGGCCGCTAATAGAAGTAATGATAATACTACTTATAATGTCATTACGTATAGGATAGAGTAATCGGCAGTGTATGTCAAGTCACTAATGCAACCAAAGGGCCAAGGATTGGATCATCTTCGATCTCGTTATCCGAAAGGCGCATAACAGAACTTTCTGCTCTCATCGTGTTATAGAGGTAGGTTGCAGCTTCTTTGAGATGAGAGTTCCAATCATCGATAGGGACGATATACCGCGCCTCATCGCCGCCGCCGATCTTCCAGCCCCCTCCCGATGCCAACGTAGTCGATACATAAACCCCACCAGTTGGCACTTTGCCACACATAACATCACTCACCCACTCTATTGACACTTTAAACTTCTCGGCGCGAGGCTTATCCTCGGTCTTAGTCTTTTCCTTCGGCTGTTCTTCAGGGACAGCAACCACTGATTTATTGGGATCAACCGGGGCATAACTCCCATCCGACATCCGTAGCTGCACTTGAGCTTCACCAGCGTAATCTACCGGGATCGTCCCGACAGAATGATCCATATCGCCCTTATTCATTAGTGATAACCTTTAGGTCAGAATGGGTAAGCTCATCGGGCGGTAGTATTGGAATGTTTTCTTCTGCATCTTTTATAAATAGGTTGATAAGCTCTTGCTGATTTTCAATCATACTAGTCATATCCAGAATGATCCTACTAGCTTGGGTCATTCGATTCTCAAGAACCTCTACACGGGAACTTAGCTCACTCATTGATCTTCTCCATTAAGGAAAGATTGCATCATCGATAGGAACATCTTCCAATCAAGGACAACCATAGGATCATAATGATTACGCTTTAAAATAAGCATATCATTATTACCTTTCCATTCTTCCAGTGTCTTAAATCCCTCTCCATTTTTACGTGCTTTTACTTCGACGCGGATATTATCGTTAATAACGATGTCACCCGTGTAACTTCCCCCGGCTGCGCCTGATAACGGCACCCTCTCGGCAGGTATTTGAGCATCATTAAGCTGAGTGACGATCTCTCTTTCCACTCTATTGCCCTTGTTGCGCCTGTTACGAGCGTTCAGAACTGTCCCTCCACATCCGCAACGCTACTGGACGGTTCGGGGAACTTGATACCTCGTTCCATATACTCTTCGGGTGTCTCCATGACCAGCTGTGTCTGCCGCACACGCAATGCAAGGCTTTGATACCGTTCCATCATATCCCTTCTCTCCTTCCGTTCAAGGTTTAGATGCCGCAACAGGGCAGCAATAATCAAGAGAAAGGATACGGACATGAAATACGGAAAGAACTCAATCATACAAGTAACCCCATCGTAGAATCATCTACACTTTTTCCATTTTTATCGGCTAAAACCTTATGAATTAGCCGCTCTGTTATCGGTGGCACCTCTTCGTCTTCCATAGCATCGGGGTCAATGATCTCATTCCCGTCTATCATAGGACGAAGACCGTTATAACTCATCTCTTTCACCAGCAACTGGACCCGCATCATCTCAATAGCGATTAAATAAGCCATTACAAGGTCATCATGGCCCCCGGCAATAGCCTGAAACTTGGTTCCTTCCAGTGCAAAAGTCTCAAATTGAGCTAATAGCGCCCTGCTACGAATAAATACCGACTCATCTTCGATATATCGACGTGCTTGGGCTACTAACATCGGCCGAGTTCGGAGGTTGGTATTCCATCCGAGCTTCTGCGTAGCGTCCCGGTAAGGCTTACCCGTCTGATTCTGCTGAAAAAAGATGTGACGATAGCCCAAATTGAACAGTGTCTGATTAGCCCCACCGTCTTTGTTATTTTCCAGACCGACCAGAGCATTGTTATACCAAGTACCAAGGACAAAAGACATCTCACCGAATGATATAGGATCGATCTTCCCCTGTATCTCACAGACCTGTTCCCCCGTATCGCAACATATCACTTCTAATACAGCATCATCGCCATGTGCTAGCCCTTCGGCTGGATCGCCGCCGATAGCATAGGTAAATCTAGGGAGTGGCTTCTGCCACACTCTCAACTCGTAGTCCATCGATCTCTATCTCTCTGCGATCTTCGTGGAAAGAAACCGTCCCATCCTCTAAAAGCTCAAGCGAACCCGATACGTATTCCTTAAGCTGGGTTCGTATCTCTCGCATCACCGTGCTGGGCAGGGCCAGCTTCACGCCCATAGGGACAAAAGCCCCATAGACACGGGCTTCTACCTCATCCTCATCCCATTCTCGCATCATACGAGCTTTAGCGGCCTCATCCACGTGAGGATTGTCTAATAGCGACCACGTATGGAACTCTAAATCCTTATCGTCCCGACGCAGATAAAGGTCTTCATAGATCCAGGGTATGCCCTTCGTTTTATCATAGATGGGCGTCATAGTGCCTATAAAGTAGCCGTTAGTATCAGCAAGTCGGGCTTGGCATTCCCCATAGATGTCTTTGGGCTGAACTTCATCAAAGTGAACTTTGTGCAACGAAGTGCCTTGGAACGTATTTCTTTTCTGTGTACTGAACTTAAATTGGATAAAAGAGCCGTTGGTAAACTCCAACTGATGATTTGCCCAGCCGCTACGAGCCGTGTACTTACTTGTATCACTAACAAAGTTCCACATGAAACCAGATTCATCCGATCCCAAAATGCGATCAACGAGAATCCGTTCTAAGACATTGATAGAAGTCTCTTCTGTATCGCTAACAGCCCACATGCGGATAGGCTTAGCATACTTAAAGGATCTGGAACGAGTAATAGAATCAATAAGCAAGCAATCAGAAACATCTTCAATCAACCCTGACTCGGTTTTACCACAACGGTTTCCTGTTATCGCCCACTTATTCCTAGATCGGCTCTTAAGAAATCCATGCTGGCAAGTCCCGCTGCCTTCAGCTACCCCAAAAGGTTTCCACTGAAAGAACGGAGAGCTAGCCATCTTCAGGACCATCTCATATTCTTTGGGCTTTTCTTCCGCAAAGATATTATGAAGGGCTGGGTTTTCCGACAGCAGCTTGGCAAGCTCTGTTACATTTTGGAAAAAATCACTCATCGAACCATCTAATATGTGCTGTATGTGAAACAGTTGTGCCTAAGTGTTCTCTAAGCGCACTAACTGCATCCCTACTATTCCACACCGCAGGGATCATAGAGCCATTATGCTCCGTTTCGCCGTCTGAAATACCCACCGCCAGACATCCAAATATCTGATGTGCATAATTTGCAGAATGAATCAGGCAAGCATACCTTGTCTGGTCCTCATTCATGGAATCGGGATAATGGGCAACCGTCCCACCCACAAACGCCCAAACATTAGGGAATCGATCCGAGTTGTGAGGAACTAGTCCGTAATCGCCACCGGGGATACAAGAGACTGCGGGTTTATTATCACGCCAAGGACATTCGATGCCAGACAGCTTCAGGATCACCTCGTCAGAAGTGTTCTCTTTGAGGATAACATCACTTAAGGTGCCTCCAGCAGTCGATTCGTGCCTATTGATAAATAGTCTCATAAGTGTTGCTCTGTAAGTGCAAGAGTGTTATATTATCATTACATATCAAATATAGTAAAAGAAAGGGCTATGGCAAACTACAAATACATAGATGCAAACAAAGCATCCGAGGTCACTGGCCTTAAACCAGCAACCCTTCGGAAGTATGCAAGAGAGAGCCGTATCCCCCACTACCGATACGGTGGAGAGAGTCAGGTTAGGTACAGATTTATAGAAGAAGAACTAAAAGAGTGGGTAGAACAACATCGCGTGGAAGTTAAAAAGTACACACACGGACCTAGGAATCTGCATACAGATTGGCCGTAATAAGTGTGTGTTTTTATTTATAGTTATAGTACCTGTTCTAGGTACTATAGAGTGATTGTAAGTGCCTCCCGCTTACAATGTAAATTATAACAACAGACACTATTGACAAAAGAATGATCTGTAGTTATAATCAGTGTGCTGATGTCATTACAGAAGAGGCGATCGCACATCGATGATGCGGTTGCCTCTTTTTTTCAAATAATTCCTATGATTTGCCTTTTGGCAGAAGGGAGAATCCAATGACTGAACTGGAAATGATCGAAGAGCTTTGCGTGGCACTAGAGAGAACCAACACCATATGCGAACAGAGGATGATGAGTGCCAGACTCAAAGATTCTCCCATCACTAAGCAAATAGAACGGAACGAAAGACTCATAAATCAAGCCACAGACCTTGTGCTCGTCACGTCATGATATTATCTTTCATACGTAATGACATTGGCGATGCCGTGATCTGGTGAGAAGGGGCATCCCCCAAGAAGACATATCCGCAGTAAGGTTCCCGGCCGGTACCGGGCATGGCGCTTAGGCCACTCACCACAGGTGGGATTGCCGCGCCTGAACCAAAGTGAAGCAAGAACTCCAGTATCAGCACCACGGACCAAAGGCTACCATGCTACGGGCTGAGAGTGATAGGCTCAACCTATCGGGGTATTAGAGAAATTTCGGAAGGCTAGGAT